CCATATAGAATTATCCGTATTATCCGTAGAACTGGAAAAAGCTAGGGAAAAACAGGATTTGAAAGATATTGGGAAATTGACAGACTGATTATTTGAAGCACCGGTGCTAAAATATCCCCATTGTATCAGCAGACCGTTATTAAACTTAGCATAACCGTTCTGGTTCAGGGAAACAGTCATGGCATTGGAGAGATCGGCTTTAGCGTATGTAGTACTTAGATTGCTTAGTTCATCCTTTTCCTCATCAGTCACAAAATGCTTGTTTGTCTCCTCTGTTACATCACTTGCTTTATGGGTATGTTTAATCAGTGCGAACAAATCCTTCCCAATAGGAGCAACAGACCATTTACCCGTAACACCGGAAGACGGGTTGCAGGAATAATAGCATAATACGCCATCTTGGTCTAATGCCACGAATGAGCACTTTGAATTATCTTCTGCCAATTGCATGTTTAGCACTCCCAAATTGTAATACCCACCTTTTTCGTCCAGGACATATACCATTCTACCGGATTTCCATGCCGCATAAATAGAATTTATTTCGGTTAGGTGGTCTTGGGTTACGTTACCGTCATTTACGATGGAACTGAAAGACAGGGAAGATTTGTAAATTCCTGCCGCATTACCCGCAGCAGGTAGCTTGTCGATAGCATTGTCTATCTCTTCGGCTGTATGCCTTAATGTTTTAGTTTCTTCTGCCATAATATCATTGCTTTAATATACTTTTATTTCAAAATAAAAACCGCCATCCGCATCACAAGGAGCTCCACCATCACTTAGAACAACAAAGAAGGAATTGGCTATGAAATCTGTCACAGTGGCACTCACAGGGCGTGAACCGCCTTCTACATAGCCATATCCGGTAACCATCACATACCCACTCTTATCAAGTTCGTATTTGCTCCATTCCGATGGCAAGGTTATCAGAAACCTCCCTTTGGAATGTCTGGAAATGGACAATGAGCTGTTATCGAATATTGTCGCTTGCGCGAAAGAAGCGAATGAGCTTGAACATTTTGCCTTTCCGCTTGCGACTATTCGGGGAACCATCCCCCACGGAATCTCATTGGAAAAGCCGTGAGGGTTCTGCTTTGCTAATAGTTTCTGTGCTAAAATTCTAAATCCAACATCCTTGTTATGCATTTCTGCTTGTATATAATTTCCCAAGAGCGCATTGCGCTTGTTGAAAACGGCAAATATGTTATCTGTTGATGTACCTAAAGACATTCCGTTCGCAAAGAAACGTGATATGTATCCGCTCTTTGAAAAGGAAACGGATATGTCAATTATGGTAACTTCCGCCATAGAGGAAACACCGTTGGCGGATACAGAAGCATATAACTTGAATACAAGCCTATAATACAATCCGGGATTTATTGTTTTTGTCTGTTCGGTATAATGGATAGTGGTAGTTCCGGGTTCGCTCCGTTCGTCCTGTCTTAATATATAGTCCAATATTGGATCAGAATTGATATCCGTATAAGAGAGCAGGTGAAGCTCGTATCCTGTAGTGCATGATGCCGCACCTGTAGCCCCAGTATAATTTTGGGAAACAAAGGAAAAATTGAAATTCATTGTCAACAATGAATCCGCGTAAAAATAATCCTCTTTAATGATATTCACTTCCTTTTCATCAGACATTACAGTATTGTCGCTTCCGGGAACTGTAAGCAATGGTCTGTTGTTTATAATGGTTACTGATGGAATATTCCCAGCGTATAAATCATCAACCGACCTGTAGTTATTACCCTCAAACACGTTGACAATCTTTCCATCGTCATTATATATCTTCATGTCGCACGTGTTAGGATTCAGTTCAATATGCTTTCCATTCAAATCTCCGATATAGTTTACACCATCTGAGCTGTCGACACGCCACACTTTGCCTTCTGGGGTTTCCAGTGTTACAGTACCCCTGACTTCAACTCCTCTTTCAGGAGTGTATTGGATATAATTACTTTTATCTCGCGAACCTGTATAACTGCGTCCGTAATTATTTGAATAGAACTGCTGCGTCTCCTGGTCGAATCCCTCTTCCTTGACAGCCTTTCCTTCCAAAGTATAAGAATCAATACCCTGCAACATCTGTATAGTTGGAGCGGTAAGCCCATAGGCGGACAAAAGGATAGCATTCTGACGTGCGGGATCTGTCTTGTTACCAAGTTGGATTATTTTGTCACCTGCCTGCGGAATATCGCTGCCTTCCTCGCAGTCATCTACAGACAGGTCAATATAGTTTTCGCCGACAGACAAAACATACCGCCAATAGTAGCGGTTAGCTACATTCTCATAAACTCCAGCCTTGATGTTAAACTGACGACATTGCGCCATGTCTCCGGCTGCGAACTGGTTGATGATGGCTTTCTCACCATCGTCGGCAGTGAAGTAACAACGGTACACGCCACCTGTCGCTACGGGAACATACAGGGCTGCGTTGTCCGAGTCGTAGAGACGTGCCCCGCTTGAATCATACACGGATGCTACGGAAATCTTCTCGACCTTCGTACATTCAATGCTGGCTAGTGTAAGAAGTATCTCACCGCCTACCGACTGTAGTTCCTTGATTGTCAAAGATTCAAACACAGCCTTCAACCGGACATATATTTCATCAAATTCGGCATACGAACGTCCGGTCTTCGGGTCACGCTTGACAAGGAATCCAGTACCAAGCGCACCGCTTATGAAGTTCTGAGATTCTATATTATCGGTTATGACACCGCCTAACAACTTTACCAGGTATTCAGTTTTATCTTCCTGATCTTTTCTAAGGCAGATCCTTTTTAATAATTCTATAGCCTTGTTTAAATCCTCGTTTGCGCGGAGGGAAGACAATAAATTATTGTCAGTCAGTTCTGTATCTGTGTCATCTGATGTTATTATTCTGGATGTTATTTCATGAATTGTACGAAGAGACGATAGTACATTGCGGTCAGTTAGAGACCTCATATCATCCTTTTTTATGATATCTACCCCTGATCCACCACCACCTATAATAGTCGTGTTTCCTCCACCGGAAGAGGGAGATACCACCATTCCGGGAGGATAATTCTTAGATCTCGGACTTACCGGAATCGTTCGTGTTCTTATCAAAATATCACTATCGCTCATACTTCTATCATTATGCAACTGAACCGGTTCATTTTAAAGTTTATGGAACCGCCTACGTTGATGAATCTTTTATTAACCATATAATTGTCATACAAACGGGATATGGGCGTTAAATCTGGTATTGCCTTTATTACTTGGGTGAGTTTGATATGGGGGGAACTATAGCGTTTGACTATCCGGCGAATAAGTTGCTCTTCTGGCCGAATCGCAGTTTCTTCTATGGCGGAATATAGATTATCGGTCAAGTATTGGTCTCCTAACATTACTTTACTATAACATGCCCCGTCGTTATTATAGCTGGATATTTTAAATTCTATTTCATCTAGTTCGTTAATAAAATTCTCATTGACTATGTTCTCATAAATGCGGTCGGAATTATTATCTTCATCATCTGAGATATTATCGGGCTTTTGATAGACGATATCGAAATCTTTTAAATAATATCCTAAGCAAGAACTAATATGCGGTCTGCCATTTTCGCCGGCCTTTTTCATCAATATCGATAGTTCAATATCCCCAATAAGAGTAGAATCGACCGGTATTATAAAACCTTTAAGCCCCTTGTATGGCATATCTGGCGTTTTTGTATTTCTTAAATCTCTAAACCCACTTCCGCCTAAATTAGATACGGTAATATAAGTCTTGACGGGAACCCATCCGAGACCATTATAATATTTATCTCCTATGCGGAGACTGATAAATATTATTGAATCTAAAGAAGTATCTTCCTGGTTTAAAAAAGACATTTCTTGGTCTTGGTAAAAAGGCATTATACTTCCCGAAATGCAGAATACACCTTTTGGAAATACTTTGTAGTCTTTGTTTGCAAAAGAAAGTATGATAAGTTCGTTGTCTACAACGGATATATTAGATAAATCCTTAATTCTTATCTGTATTGAATTATCGTAGGTGTATTCTGATAATTCCGAATCTCTTGGATTATATTGACAGGTTTTTACTAATCTTGCCCCATAAAGATAGTTTAACCCGTTCGGATTGTCTATAAAGTCTTTCGGGTTGGCCTCAATCATCCTCCCGTCACCATCTTTATAAAGTTTTAAATCAACAGACTGATTTAATAAGTATTTCTTTTTAAAAGCTTGTGTCGGGTTAAATTGGGCGTTATATTGAGTTGTAGAGGCGATTACTTCGGACTTATCAAAATCAATTTCTTCGAATAAAGAACCGGATATAGGATAATTACTACACCGGATTGTAGTTTTATTATAACCGGGCAAAATATCTAGTGTATGTTCGGAACCGGCGAAACCGATATTCTGTATCTTAAGCAAGCTTGGAGAACTTGTTCCAACTTTCTCGAATGTTACAGGATTATACTTATAAAACTCTCCGATATGGTCAATATCAACGAAATATAATTCACCTCGCCAGTCAATACAAGTCCAATTAAGAAACTTACAGATTTCCTCAAGAACTTCCTTTAGCTTCATCGGTTTGTCATCCTCATCAAAGAAGTCTTGTTCACTGACTGTCATACTTTCAAGAATGTTTGTTCCAGCTACATAATCTTCTGCATTTTGTGCATATACATGTGGAATGTAGATGTTTGTATATTGACTATTTGCAGATGAAATGCATTTTTTTAGCAAATCCCAAAGTGATATGAATACACGATTCTCGCCGACTTGTTTGTAATCGATGAATTCTAAGGTAGACATTGCACTCATGCATTCCAGTTGAAGTTCAAAAATCGTAGAACTATAATCCTGTGTGTAAAGTTCCGGCTTTATGAATCCACACCAAGTAACTGTACCATTCTTTTTGAATGTTACCCGATATTGCTGATATGCAATAGAAAACAAGCTTTGCAGATAGTCGTTACCTACAATATGAATTGTTGCCGTACTGAACCGGGTAGGGGTATACAAGAATTCCTCATCCGTAATATCGACGGTGAAAGGATTCTCCCCCGGTGTCAATTCCTGAACAGAACCTGAATAATTGTCTTTCTCTATTTCTACGACACATGGCGTATTATCCAAGGTTGCAAATGGTATGGTATATATAAGTCCGTAATTCATGATATCGTTTTTTTTCCTTGTGACTTTAATTCATTGTTAATGGCTAAAATGATATCTTTAGCTCTGACTTTTGTTGTAACTGTAGATGACAAACTACTATTATTGGCATTGCCCAATTTCCCGGAATTGATAGCTTTGAATAGGTTGCTCTGCTGTCCTTGGTTGAGTATCATTTCTCCGGCATTAACTCTGGCCAGGATTTTATCGCCCGATGAAGGCCCGCCACCAATTATTCCGCCTTTGGCGAATTTAGGCAGTGTGGCAAATAATGCAATGATTCCGGCAACCGCTGCTGCGGCCATAGCTATGCCGACAAAGGGAATACCTGCGACACTCTTTCCCGCTGCTGTTGCAGCTTCAGCAGTATTAGCGGCAACAACTCCGCGAGAATTGGATTTCTTGGTTTCGGCTGCCGTTGTATCAACAGCCATTTCTTTGGCTGCATTGATTATCTTTTGATTGGAGACTTGTTGTTCGACGACTGATTCCGCTTTTTGGGCTGCCGATAATCTGTTTGTTAACTCTGTGATATTTTCAATCATCTTGATTATGGAAAGGAATGAATCTACAACAGTCGTTAATGTGTTCCAAATAGCCATTATCTTTTCCCATTCGGAAGCATCAACGTCATTCATTACTTCATTCAGGTTTTGAAATGCACTGACCACACGGTCTGAACTGCTTGCAATGTCCTTTATACCGGAATACAGGGATTCATTAAGTTCCTTATTGAAATTTTTAATATCTTCTTGGACTTGAGCAAGTTTCAGTGCATCCTCCAGGTTATCGACATTCGCAATGGCACTGTTTAATTCAATTTCTAAAGACTTGGCGGTGTCACTTCCCGCTTTCTTAGCCTCTTCAAACTTTTCCCTTAAATCATCCTTATATTTAATCCAGATATCCAGTTCCTCCGTTTTTTTATCTACGTCAGTTTTTTTGTAATCGAAAGTTGTGTCCCTTTTTCCGATTTTAGGCATATCAATCCGTAAATTGTTGCCGACAATACCACGCATTTTCTTTATAAAACCGTCGGCTGCGTCACCTATATTTTCAATAGATATGGCCGAGTTAGCCGCTGCTATTGCGGCTTCTACCAAGGCCTGACGATACTCGTCTTCAGATATCAGTTTCTTGTCTAGCTTGGCTTTTGCAAGGTTGGCGGCTTTTTTATAATCTTCTTGTACTTTGTTTAATTCAGTTTGTGCCTTGACAGATTCTGTTATACGGGGATTTAATGTACCGAGTAGCGCTTTTGCATATGTCTCATTTGCATCCGCGGACTTTCCTAAAATACCTCCAAGTTTAACTACTGTATCAGAGTTGAGTTTGTCTATCTCTTGATTGAACTGTTCTTGCGTAATGGCACCGGCGTCGAGTTGATTCTTGTATTTTTGTAGGGAGCTTCGATAATCTTCTTCTGCTTTTTGAAGCGGGGTTTTCTTTTCACTACTATCACCGTCAGCAAGGGGTTTCTTATCATCCAATTTTAGCGAATTATTTACTGCACTTGCAAGTTCTTTGGATGAGTCTGTCATTATTTGCCAATAATTGGACATCTCAACGAGCTTATCTTGATAGTCATCCACAAATTCCCCACCAGACTTTCTTATTTGTTTGGCGTATATATCAATACCGTCTTGTAAAGATCTTCTAGAACCTGTATCTTTATATTTGGAGATACTGGTCATTAAGGAATTCATTCCTGGTTCAGGCATTCCCTGAAGATTCAAATCCTTTTTGAACTTTTTGAATTCATGTTCAGCCGTTACCTTTTGCTGAGCATAAAAATCCGCTCTTGCGGATTCTTCCAGAAGTTTTATACGATCTTTGATCTTATCATTTATTCGTTTCTGATAGTTTATTTCTGTCTCGTTTTTCTCTTTTATGATATTTAGTCGTTTGGCTACCTCTTCAAGAGCATTTTTTCTTTCTATAGTGCTTCGATTTACATCATTAGCTATATTCCGCAACGCTTCCAATTGTGATACTTCTGTGGACGGTTGTATGGAAACAGCTTGTTTTTTGTAATCTTTGAATATTCCCCTTATTCTTTGAGCTTCTTCTCTCAAGTTCTTGAAATATCCAACTACCGCAATTATTCCAGAAATTAGTATGGCTGGGAGAAAAGCTTTACCCATTGTCAGAAGGGAAGTTCCGAGACGTTTTATTTGTGCCCCTATGATAATGTTTGCTTTTTTCCAACCTGAAGCTGCCCCCATAGCAGCAGTAGTAGCAGATAGCTGCTTTTGTTTATCGAGTGCTTTTTGTTCTGCCGCTCTAGCTTTTTCAAGAGAACTTTCTGCTGCTATACGCGCACGTACAGCCCTATCCTTTCTAATTTCTGCCTCGATTACTTCCTGCGCTGTCCCATTCGCTAAAGCAACCTGATATTCTGCCAGAGCAGCCGATTCCACTTTTTTTTTGACAGCTAATGTGCCTTCAATTGCAACGCGTCTTTCTGTGGCTCGAATAGCTTGAGCGGAAGCCCTTTCACCACTGGCCGCCACACTATCATAAGCCGACGACCATCCGCGCCAAACTTTAGTTGCAGCACTTGTTGCGACAAAAACGATTCCAGCAAAAGCCAGAGTTAATATATTTTTTAAGTTTTCTCCTAATCCTTGAATAGCTCCTGTCAACCAATCAATCAAAGATTTATATTTACTTTGTACATCCGCCCCGTTAACTAATTCAGTAAAAGCGTTTTTCAGATGATTTACGGACGTTTCCAAGTTATCTGTATCAACATTCGGAATCATCTCGTTAAGTGCTTCTGCGAACTTGGGAAGCATATCTTTACTCATTAACTGACCCTGCTTCATCAACTTGTCAAGATCGGCAACGGAGACACCGGCGGCCTTTGCCATCGCTTGTAATGCCACTGGCAAACGTTCACCCATTTGTAGACGGAGTTCCTCCGAACTGATTTTCCCCTTACTCATCATTTGCGAGAGTGCAAGCATAACCCCATTACTGTCGTCTGCGCTCATGCCGAAAGCCGTACATGCCCGGGAGACAGACTCAAATATCTTGCGCTGGTCCATCATTGACATGTCGGAGATAGAGGCAGCAGCCGTAAACTTTGCGTAGCTGGCTGTCAAAGCGTTAATCTCCATCCCGTATTTTTTTGCTAAGTCCAGCAAATACCGTTGATTATCGGCGAATTGTGCCGTTCCCCCAGATACATTCTTTAAGGCTGTGGTTACTCGGTTTGTTTCCCTTGCCACATCTATGAATCTAGAGACAAGATTACTTAATCCGATACCGCCAGCGCCTAATGCAGCCGCGAAGGTCAATATCTGCATCTGCATAGAGCGGAATGCCGCTTTTACTTGATTGCTCCCTTTTCTAAAGTTTTCCGTAAGCAAATTAATTGCTATACTGAATGATAATCTTCCAGCCATATTCTTATGATTTGAAAATGTTTTTACCCTGCTTTAATAAGTTCTCGAAACATTCGACTTCGGTCTCATTTATTTCTTTTTCTGCCTCTTTCTCGACTTCTTCCCATGGGAATATGATTAGATCCTTAGCCCCATTTTTCATCTTTCGTACATCGATATGAGGGAGAATAGTAAGATACGTCCACATTCGAGCACTTTCCATTTCTTCTCTGCGTTTTTTTTCATACGCCTCAATGTAGAGCGGGAGATCGCATAGTTCCATTTCATTGAGTGCATAATGTGCATCTAATCCGGCCATGATAAGGGTGGATACGATACTGGCTATGGTTTCCGGGCTAACATCGGTATTACCTACATCAGCTTTTTCCTGTTTTTTTTGGAATTGGGACATGACTCTCGTTATGCGTTCAAGCTCAGATACCATTTGTTTTGTGAAAGTTTTGTCCATGATGGCCCGTTGGAATACATTAAACGTGTAGGAAGAACCTGTTTCTGTCAGATACATAGCATATAGCAGGCTTTCTATTTCTTCCGGATTATTGTAATTCATCATAGAAAAGGACTTACCCTGCTTCTGTTCCCAACGAATAACGGATTTAATCGTCAGTCTCATAAACTTTAAGCGAGAAATATACTTTGGTTTAGAAACAATAGGGTGAGAGCGCTTGTTGGGAATAACCACAACACAGCAAATCCATATCAGACACACTAATATAATTACGAAAAAGGCAACGACCATAATAATTTGATTTAGTAAAAGAAAAAGGCGGCCATCTTAGGACCGCCTTATAACATAATATTATAATTACCGCTTTATGCTTTAGCCGGTGCAGATGCAGAATTTACACTGACCGGAGATCCTTCTATTGGAACTAATGCGCCAAATCCTTTGAATGATGCACTGCATTTGGCGATCTGACCGGCTTCCGATGTTACCGACAAGGACGTAATCAGTACCTTCCCAGTATAGTTAATCTTTGTCTTGTCTGGGGTGAAAGTACCGCCAAAATTATCCTTGTCCGAAGAAGCTGCGTCTCCGAAGAAAAAGTCGATAGGAGCGCCTTCTATCATTTTCTTCAGTAACGTGTCATAGCTCATAGCCCCCTCCTTGCGTGTAATAAGGGACTCGGATGATAGCGTGTAGCTTCTTTTTCCTGCGAGTGATCCCGCCCAACTGCCCATCATTTTATTGGAAATGTCAATCTCTTCTACGGATACTTCCAAAGTAGCACTGGACGCGAAAGCAATCGGGGCTTCTCCAATAAAGGCGAACAGCTGTCCCTGATAGACGTCCGCACTCGAATCTAATTTTGTTCCTGCCATAATAATTATCTGTTTTTAATTGAAAACTGTAAAACTTGAATATATTTATTATCAATGAAGTCCTCTGTGGAGTCTTCAAGTTCAATATGGATATCCGGATCTGCAAAATCACCGGACAAAGTGTCGTAAATCAATGAAGCTAGGTGCTGGCTACGGTCGTAATTTTCGCTGATAGCGACTACATTTACAATCGGTACTTGTTGGTATATGCCAAATTTAGTACTGTCTTGTTTGTAACTGTCACGTTGGTAGGCTATAAAATCGCCTACTGTATTTTCCGGAGCGATTATAGGAAATACCTTTTCACCGATAGCTTCTTTGATGTCTTCCGACGAAAGTAGGATAGCCCGTATTTCTGTTGCAATTTTAAAAGGATTCATCTTCTGTCATTTATTCGTTGTATCGCTTTTTGCACACTTTGATAAATAGCCTGCATAGCCTTGTTTTCCTCCGTCTGTTTTGCGTCATCCCAGAAACTGTTCCCCGGCATAATGTCTCGAGTCGTGCCTGCTTTAGTATAACGCCTTTTCGTTCCCCTGTCTACAAGATGGGCGTGATTTCCCCCTGGACGATCAAATCCGGATAAAGCACCTAGTTTATTGCGTTTTACCCGTGTAGTGAAGGAATTCATCAAGTGGTTAGTCTGCTTGCCGTGATGCAGTAGTCTTGCCCGGAGATTGCTTCGACCTTTTACGCGAAATACATTGACCGCCGCACGTAATCCGCTTTTGATTGCTTTGTCTTTTTCGAAGTCTTCCAGGTTTCGAACCAGATACTGGATATTTTCCCTGTCAATAGCTCTAACTTGAATCATACGTCAATCTTTTTAAGGGTTAATGTAAGCTCGTTTCCCGTTGGTTCAATCATCTTTATTTCCCAAACGGAATCTGCATATCTTACACGGCAGCCGTATTTGATTTGCGGATATTTATGTACTTGCATAGTGATTGTGTGGCCTATAAACTGCTCATGCGCATTTTCATCTGTTGCAAGAAGTGTTTGTTTTACGCGTTGCGCCCGACATCGGAATACTTCTTTGTATTCCTTATTGACGGCCCCTGTCGGAGATTTTACTTCTACAGGATTCTCAAATACAAGTATATATTTCAATAATCCGGCTCTCATTTGGCGTAATTCCGATAAAGTGATACGAGATGGCTGTAAGACAGCGGGATTTCAGCGGACTGCACGAAAGCTACAGGTTCTCGATTGGCGTAGAACTGTCCGACCATCAAGAGAATACATTGACGAAGAGGAGAGGGGAGTTTCCCCTCATTCTCTTTCTCTAATTCGCTAAGCTTCTCGCATATATCTTTCTCTACAACGGCTTCGGCAGCCTCGATAAGACCTTTGATATATTCATCATCTTCTGTGAATGATTCTTCCACGTTCAGATGTCTCTTTGCCAGTTGTAAATCGATATGCGCCATATTATTTCATTGAAGCGATGGTAAACGATTCAGGACGGATCATACCCATATTCCAATATGAGTTGATAACCAAGCGAACCATACCTTTTGTTGCCTGTGTGTATGGGTCTACAGTCATATCGATGGCTCCCCATTGCCCCAGAAAATAATCAGCCCAATTACCGAATACGATACCAAATTCATCCTTTCCGTCCTGTAATCCTTTGGGAATGTTATTTGTACGCAATGCGCGATAACCGTTCAGCATACCTATCCCTTCGTTCCCGAAGATAAAGCCACCGGCACCGGATACGTCTTTAACTTTCGTTTTGGCCTTCCCGACCAACGATGGGTGCATGATATAGGCTAAGTTACCGAACAATGCGTTATTCAAATCCGCGTTTGTTTCAAGTTCCACAATCTTTGCCCAATCCATATCCCCTTTAGTTTTTCCGAGAGTTTGAAATATGCCGTCAGGTACGTTATCTTCGTGTGCGGCATTGCTCAATGCGGTTTTCTCCACTTTTTGAGCAATGGCAATAGCAAGTAGTTGCCGGATCAGGCCTTCTACAGAGCGGTTTTCCTGAATAAGAAGTTGTTTGGAGATGTCTACATAGGCCGTCAAACGGTTCGGGCTGTAGAGCTTGCCTTTAGAAAATTCTCCTTTACCGTCTTTAGCTTCGTCATTTTCTCCTTCCCAAAAAACTTGTGCCGCACTATGCTTGGGCCAGTAGATGTTACCAACCAAACCGGTCATCATACGTACACCAGCTTGTGACAATACCAGATTAGCCTCCAAAGGCAGTAGCAGTTCCTGTTGTTCTTCGTCAATCACGACGCCGGTAGCCGCTTCTGTACCTGCCGTATAAGCAGCACGTTTCTGATATGACAGGGGCACGATTAGTTCACCGCAATTTTCAGCAGTGGCTGCAACAGAACGATGCAGTTTGGATGCTTCTTCGATAACTGCGGCCTCGCTGTCACGTTGCTCTGTTTTATTCATTTGAGCCAGAATGGCACGACGGAGAGAGAAGTTACCGTTGCCTGCGCTTACAGTTTTAACAGGTCGCTTGCTGCGGTTTTCATCTTCTTTGGACTCGATTTCGAGGTTGATTTCAGCCATGCGGGCTTGGGCCTCTCCCAATTCTTCATTTTCCTCTTTTGAAAACTGGCGTTTTTCACTCTTCGCTTTTTCAATGATTTCTTTTGAACGGCTGATAAGTTGCTTCTTTTCGTCCTTTAGATCTGTGATGCTTTTTTCTTTTGCCATAAGATTATAAATTAAATGTTTAACGCTTTTTCAATGTTCTCATAATATGATTCAGGAACTTCTTCCTGATTTTTTTTTCTTAATTCTTCCTCTGCCAATTCTTTCCCCCGCATATAGACACTGGTTTTACTATATGCGCCGTTATAAACCGGAGAAACATCATAGAGACTGCCGATTTTCTCAATAGTGCGTTTCCAGTTACCGTCTTTTTGTCTTTCCCAAGTATCTTTTTCCACATCGAAGCAGAAAGAACTTTCCTTAATTTCCCCTCGGCGGATGTTTTCGATTAATTCATCTCCTAACACAGTTTTGGGCGCTTCAAAACGATATTTAAGCCCTTTGCTATCTACGGAAAGAGTCAAAGAACCTTGCCCATTTTGGCTTCTGGCTAAAATCCCCCTTCTTTGGTCGTGGTTCAAAAGCGCAAAAACATCGCTTTTAGCTAAAACTCCGTCAAGCGCACCGCGTTGAATCACTTCGGTAAATGATAACCCGTCTGACGGGGTATCGAAAAGCAGTGCGTAACCCTCAACGGTACGTTTTTCTTCATTCTCTCCGGTTACCTGCACCTGAAAAGAAGTATTTCTGATTTCTTTTTTATCGTCCATAATCTAACTTTTACTATTAACCAAAGATTTGTCATACAAATCCGGATTATTTTCATTGTTGGGCAGAGATTTCTGGGATAATGCATTATCCAGGGTTTGCGTATTCACAGGTACGAACACTTTATCCCCGTCTTTGATACGAGAAAGATTATTTTCTCTGCGGATTTCATTCGGTGTAGCCGCACCGACGTAAAACATGTCTTTCCAATACGCAGCTTGAGCGGCTTTGTCTGTACGGAGAATGGCAGAAGTATCAAATTCTGCAATGATTCTACCACGTTCCGATTTTAAGAATACCTTCCTATTGATTTCCAGTTCTATTTTTGTAATTACCGACAGCGCGGTATCAGTCAGGTACTGAAGTTGGGTGGCCTCAACGGTGGAATAACTGGATTTTGAAAGGTCGAATGCCTTCACGGGAGAGACAGAGAAAAAGCGGCAGATATCCACGACATTGAACTGCCTACTTTCGAGTAACTGGCTATCTTTAGGGCTGATCGTAATTGGCTGGTATTTCATATTCCCCTCCAATACCGCAATTCCATTCGGATGCTTAGCCATACGTTCATCCCAGGTATCGTATATTTGGTCCTTTTGCTCCTTGTCCAACCGTTTTCCCTCAACAGTCAATATGCCGGAGATAGAGCCGCCGGATTCGAAGAAACCGGAAGCGTGTTCTTCGCTTTTTGTTGCAATACCGAGAGTTTGTCGGGCGTGTGTCAATGTTGATATACCGATAATACCGTCATAAGAAAAGTTCAAAACGTGAATCATATCTCCCGGTTCCACCAATTCCTTAAATCCGACTATCTGATACCGTTTGCGCATAATACCATTTTTGTCGGTGATATACACGATAGTTACTTGGCTGGTAGGGATATAAATCAATTGTAGCACGTTAAGGTCGTAATCTCTCTCTATATAGGCGTATCCATTACCCGTGAGAAGTACGGAAGCCATTAGTGTCTTGAAAAAGACAAACCGCGTCATGTCTTCATTGGGCTCCAAATCCAAAACCTGATAAGCCGGATGAGCTTTATATTCCTCTTTGAATCCTTCCGTATCGAGCCGATAGGTTTTTAACGGAAGCACTGCTACGCTATCTGATATAAGATCGACACAACGGTATACCGTAGAAAGAAGCATCGGTTTGCTCCGACTGGAAAGAAGCGGATGGCTTCCGGTATAACTCCAGGCTGTCAAACGGGAAGTTTCCGCTTTGGATGCTTTTCTTATTTCAATATTTGTAAATGGTATTTTCATATTAAGCGCACTTTTACACCTAACCAAAAAAATGTAATACAAATCAGTAAAACTCTCCATATCTTGGGGAAACCAGATAAATACCGAGAGCTTCCAATTTGGCTATAACCCCGTCGATTTTCTTTTCCTCATACTGCTTTGAGGGCTTGGTATTGCCGCTTTTGTCTCTTGCCATAATGACATTACGGAAACAATGCCGGTTTATCAGATTATTGTCTATAACGGCTTTCCCGGATAGCAGCAGACGTTCCAATTCTTTTGTCGGTCGATTGAAATTTCCCAGTGTTTGCGAGAACGGTTCCATCGGTAGCCCTCTTTCCTCCGCATTAATGACAAACTGTGTGGCGTTCCAGGCGTCATATGCTATTTTCTGAATATACACGATATCTCTGATTTTCATAAGATCGTTGAGGATGTAGTCGTAGTCCGTTACATTTCCCGGAGTAATTGTAATAAGCCCCTGTCTGCGCCATTCGCCATACAGATCTTTGAAACGCTTCTCTTGCAAAGCCGCTTCCGGCAAATAATACAGGGTCTTGAAATAATATTTGTTTTCGGTCGGGATCATGAAAGAGGCGCATGTCAAATCGCTTGTACTGGATAAATCTATCCCCGCATAGCAATCCATGTTTCGAAACTGTTCGAAATCGAGATTGGCCGACGCCTGTAAGATGTAGTGTTCAGGGATCCACACTGTTTCGGAATCGCACCAGATATTGAAGTTTTTAGTTTTTATGCCGACTTCTTCCGATTTTGTATTTTTGGCTGATTGCACTTGTGTCTGAAGATATTGCGGTTTTACTGTGATACCAAGATTCGGATTACTTTTTGCCCAATTGTTCGGGTCTCTCCAATCGTCTCCTTCGTCTAAAGAGTAGATGGCTGCAAATAGAGAGTCATTTTCTTTCAACCCGGAGAGAACCTCCGTGCACATCTCTCTGTATTGGTAACACGGTCCCAGCTTGTCGAATCCAGCGGTAGTGATGATAATCGCCATCGGGTTGTCTCGCATTCCCTGTGATGATTGTAATACGTCCTTTAATCCTGTATTTTTAGCGGCATGGTACTCGTCAATCAGATACATGGAAGCGTTGAATCCGTCCAGTTTAGAATCGTCAGCGGCAAATACCTGTAACAGACTAAGCATTTTCTCGAATTTTACTTTGTCCCGAAAAGATACAAGGTCTTTTCCTTTGGGATCAATTCCCTTTGCAAACTGGGAACAGAATTTGAATGCGATTTTGGCTTGATCTTTGGAATTTGCTGCCAAATCAACTTCGGCATCCATTTCTCCGTCTGCAATGAGATGAAACAGACAAAGACCGGCGGCAAATGCGGTTTTCCCATTTTTACGGGATATCTCAATGTAAACGTATTTGGTGAGGCGCTCTCCTGTTTCTTTCACGTAGAACCCGTATATCGCGGCTATTACAAATTGCTGCCACGGCTGTAAGATGAACGGTTTGCCCGCATGTCTTCCGGTAAAATGCTGAAGGATGGAGAAGAACTCAATAACTTCGTTGGCTTTGTCCTCTCTGAACTCATAACGGTCATCTTCCATAAAATTGAAGAAACGTTCGGCTGCAAGCTTTATGAACTCACCGCAAACAACTGTTCCTTCTGTGACACCCTGCGCATACTCGTAATAAGCCTTCGTACCCATTAGCGAAATTCCTTTTTGCCTTTTAAGTATGCATCCAGCGGTGACTCTTCATTATCCCCACCGCTCATGGCTTTGATTTGACCTTTACTCTTTGCAGTTAACCCGTATTCTTTGGCCAGTTCAAGATATTGGCTCCAGCTTTCTTTCAGTAAGTTGGCTTCCGGCCGTTTCACTAGTTCTCCTTTCAGATTCTCCATAGTCATTCCTCTCTCGGATATTTCGTCTACACAGCTGAGATACATATCATAAGCGGTCGCCATACGATGGAGCTGGGGAATATCGGAGAGTTCGAGCATTTCCTTCTCATTCAGCTGCTTGACAAGTCCGGTAATCAATTTTCGAGCCTCGTCATGTTTAATACTATCGGGCAATTTAAAGCTAATTTTCTTCTTTTTTCCCATGATTTTGATTCGTTTTTACCTTAAAACCATAGAAATGTCATACAAAAACGATCTTTTAACAAAACTAAACACTTTGGCTTTTTTCAAAAAGTGCCGTGCGTGTGAAGAAGGGTTGGGCGAGGTTTGGAAGGCTCATTTTCTCAAAATTTGACCCCATACCCCCTCTATAGTATATTTAATGTTAATTTTAACTTAATTTTAAAAATATCGCATTAAGTTCATAGGGAAATCCCTATTTGTTTGCGTAAAGCAAATATTATTTGATAAAAGTTTGCGTAAAGCAAATAAAATTATTATCTTTGTAACAGTTAAAGCAAGGGGCTTTAAATCATTTGACATTATGAAACAATTAATTGACGGAGTTTGGGAATACTCACTAATCAATCCTAACGGTTTTACTCTTAACATTGAGACATTGAAACCAGTCAAGTACGGAATATCAGTAGCGTATCAAGAAACGCAAGATAGCTTCGGAAAAGAGAGTTTAAACAAAGTTATTAATCACGCTTTAGAACATAGCAAGACGGTTGGCGGTTGGTTTGATACCGAAAGCGGACGTTACTATTTCGACAGCGTAAAAATCTTTAAAAACTCGGAGATTGACAAAGCGATAGAGTTCGCAAAGAATCACAATCAGCTTGCAATCTACGATTTAACAAACATAAAAGAGATTAGAATTAAGTAAGGGGTTCGCCCCTTGCTTTTTCTTTCATTGAAAAAAAAATAAGATATGGAGAAACAAAGCATTACAGGTTACGATCGCTTGGGGATAAGCATTGAACCATTACAGGATGGAACAGTAAAAGTCACTCAATCAAGGTTGATAAATGGCTATATATTGAATCAAAAACAACTTATAGAACGGGGTAAAGAAGTGTATCCGGATGCAAAGATTATCCCGGTTGTCTATTCTCTGAATGTGGATGATATTACGATTGATTGGATAGAGTCGAAAATGCAAGAATTTGGAATAAAGAGAAACGATTTGATTAAACAGTTAGCTATCGACCGTTCCTCTTTAAGTCTCATTTTATCAGGGAAGCGTGAATTATCAAAACCTATGAGAGCAACTTTCTTTTATTACTTTTTGACGTATGAATTAAACAGAGATTTCAGAGAATATATCAACGCTCTATAGTTTATTATGCGCTGCTTGATGGCATTTTTTGCACAGACTCATAAGATTGTCATAATCATAAGCTAAAAAAGCACGTTGCACCGGATCGTCCGTACTCATAAACGAAATTATGTGGTGGATATCTTCGGCTGGAGTTGTTTTGTTTTCTTTTAAACACATTTCACAGAGTGGACTACATGCGAATTTCCAGGCACGTAACCGACGCCAGCGATCAGAATTATATATTTTTCTCCGTTCTGCGTCATAATAGTTATCACTCTTCTTTTGCTGCTGTTTTTGGGGTTTGTAAATAGTCGGCATAAGGTATTTCTTTTAAAAGTTTATTATCATTAATTGATTGGTATTCAATCATACGGAAGCGATAGCAAAAGTATTGTATTAGTTCCTTATCGGGAAGGGATACAGCTTTTTCATCCTGCGATACAAAAAGTACAGTGTCTTGAAAAATGTCTTCACGGCTTTTAGAACAATATAAGCCCGAAGCCCGATAACCGCATAACTGTTTTAGTTTGTCATAGTTATGCGCTATCACGGACATCACTTTCTTATTGGCTTTTCCTTTCCTCGTTATTCTCATTCGGTAATTTCCAATTTCCGGATTTGTCTATCAGTTCTTCAATACTGCGGTAAACCATTCCGCGGACAATAACGGAAATGCTTGTTTTGGTTATATCCGACAGTTCGTTCAATAACATCACGGTGCGTTCGTCGAATCTGACATTTATCATTTTCTTTCCCATATTACATCCTCCATCGTTGAATACGGGCTTTTACAGCTTGCATCAACGCTTCCTGCTTATCTATTTTTTCGGTTAACGCCTTCATTACGTCCTCATCCATTGTACCTTTTGTAATCAGATGATGGATAATTACAGGTTTATTTTGTCCTTGTCTGTACAACCTTGCATTGGCTTGTTGGTATAGTTCGGAACTCCAGGGAAGTCCGAACCAAATTATAATATGCCCGCCTGCTTGCAAGTTCAAACCGTGACCCGCACTGGCGGGATGAGCCAAAAGTAGTGGTAGATCACCATTGTTCCACGCCTTAATGTCTTCTGGACCGTCAATTTCTTTGGGACGGAATTTTTTTAATCTTCTCATGATTCTGTAAACGTCATGCCGGAAGGAGAAGAATATAAGAACCGGTTGTCCGTTGGCCGCTTCTACAATTTCTTCCAGTGCTTCCAGTTTCTCGGAATGGATTTCATGCACATTGCGTTCTGAATCGTAGATGGCCCCATTGGAAAACTGCAGTAGTTTGTTTGATAATGCAGCGGCATTTACCGCTGATATATCCCCTTGCTCGTCCTCCAAAGCTAACACTTGTTCCTTTTCAAACTCCAAATAACGTTCTGCCATTGTCGGCGGCAGATGGACGTCCACTATGCGGTCCAGCCTTTCCGGGAGTTGTAGATAGTCTTCGGCTTTCATACTGATACAAATATCGCCAATTTGTTTGTATATGGCTTCTTCACTGCCTGCATTTAACTTATAATCGAAGACTATCTGCCCGTTGGTTCTTCCAGGACGGAAATATTTTGTACGGTATGCCGTTATTGTACGCTCCAGTCTTTGCCCCATATCCAGCAAATATATCTGACTCCAGAGATCAATCAAACCGTTAGGGGCGGGCGTTCCTGTTAACCCGACAATACGTGTAATTTTGGGACGGACTAAACGCAGCGCTCGAAAGCGTGCGGCTTTAGGTGATTTGAAAGAGGATAACTCGTCAATGACAACCATGTCAAAAGGCCAATAACCTTCGAGATGCGAGACGAGCCACACAACGTTCTCACGATTGATGGTATAGATGTCGGCGGATACTTTTAAAGCGGTTTTGCGTTGTTTTTGCGTCCCTAGAATCTTACTGACTTTCAGACCTTTTAAGTGTTCCCATTTGTCAATTTCATCGCACCAGGTGGATTCAGCTACTCTTTTAGGAGCGATGATCAAGACCTTGTTAACTTCCAGATACTCGTCCATCAGCTTTTTGATAGCTGTTAATGTACTCACGGTTTTTCCCAAGCCCATATCTAGCAGAAGACCGGCCTCGGGATGATCTATTATATGCCGGACCGCAAATGTTTGGTAGTTATGCAAATTTGATTCGTTCATTTTATTTCCTCCAGAAATAAGTTTAGTGACTCTTGATTATCAATAACACGGGCGTCAAATCCTAATTCCCTCAATTCACCGATAGCTTTTTGCTGTAATAGGGTAGGTTTCTTTCCGGTGGTTTTCAGCTCGACAAAGTACATCCGCCCTCCGGGCATTAGCACTATCCGATCGGGGACGCCTCGGTGGTAGGGTGATGAAAACTTCAATGCCAAACCACCTAAAGCCTTTACCCCTTCACGGAGTTTTCTTTCAATCAGCTTCTCGTTCATAGTTTTTCTACGGCTTCGATCAGTTGATTAATTATATCCGCAATACCATCACTCTTGTAGTCACATAGACTACAGTCTATGCTATTTATACTATTTGCCGTATCCAATAAGGCTTTAGTTGACTCTGCCTTTAAAACGATTGTGATCTTTTCGTAGTTAGTGAAAACTCCTGGAAAATTTTCTTCGATCAAGTCCATTCCAAGACGCATATTTTTTAATATTGCATCAAATTCTTTTCCTTTCATAATTCTGTTTTTTTTAAGTTGACCGAGTTGACTGACTGTCTATGCGTTTTTCTATAGAAGTATACCATTTAATTGGATTTATTAGATTAATCAATATTTATTACTATATATTTTAATAAAACCATAAATCTTTTAATAGAAATGATAGTCACTTAGTCACTACGGTATAGTTTGTTAATTATCAATCGGTTAAATTGACCATGTGTATTTTTAAAGAATTTGGTCAACCTAGTCACTATTTAGGCTTACCGAATATATTTTCGGCATCTTCAAATAGATTATTTTCGACTTTGACCCATCCGTATTGCCTGCCATAGCTTCCAACATTAATTTTATTTTTGACTTTCTCCCAGCCCTCTGTGTTTTTCATAACTGCGCTTATACGGTTCTTCTCAATTTGTCCGGGAGTCCCTTTTATCCCCAAGGCATTACATTCGTTCAGGATTTCAGCGATACAGACTTTATCTCTTAGGATCACCCCCTCGGCCGATAATGCATCCTGCTGAAAGAAATAATCACGCTTCTGTTGGTTGTTTCTTTTTGACCAATCAGAAGGTAGTTTAGTATTTAAAAATTCTTCTATGATACCCTGCCACTCATCTACTTTCTTGTATTCTTCTTGGACGGTGTGAAGCGCATCGGATAATTCAATCGGTAATAACAGCTGCATTCTTTCTCTATAATGCTGAATAGCTTCTGCCCATATCTGTCCAACAATATCCGGTGTCAAATCTTCCCAAACATTGTATTTAGGTTGGATAACACAGGTTTTAATAGGCCAATATCGGCGTTCGCCCGAACTGTCGCGCAAAAATTGTTCTTCATTCGTTGAGGCGAAAAATATACACTGCCTGGGGCGATGCACATCGTTTTTCCCGTAATGCGCATGAAAATCATCTGCTGTTTTAGACAAGAAATTTTTGATGGCTTCTACTTCTGCTTTCTTAAATCCTACTAATTCACCGACCTCTATTATAAATTTTCCACGTAAATGTCGTGCCGCATCTTCCGGTTTATCCGGCGATGGCATAGAGCTGCTAAACCATTTTTGATTGATGGCCATCCGTTCGATAATAGTAGACTTACCACATCCCTGCGTACCTACGAGTACTACAATCTGGTCATATTTAGTACCGGGTTCGTATGTCCTGTAAACTGCAGCTGTGAAAGCTATTCTCGTTATCAATCTATTCAGTTCTGTGTCCTCCGCACCTAAATAGTCTATGAATAGGGTGTCGAGTCTTGGTATGCCATCCCATGTGAGCCCGTTAAAATACTCTCTCACCGGGTGGAAAGCATTTTCACGGCATATAACATCCAAAGCATCAGCAATTTTTTGTTTACCTTCTAGGCCCCAAGGTTCTTTTGATAAATATAGCCTAAGATTAGCCTCGTCATCATCACGAATAAACATCTCTGTATCTCCTTCCATTCTCCATGGGGGAAGTCGAAGCAAAGCTTTACGGTCATTAAAGGTATCATAGGCGAAACACCTTTTTAGGTTCGGGTCATTCTTTAAAACAAGATCTACATTTTTGGGAGTAGCTAGATAGTTACCTTTTCTATCTACATCCATTTCTGCAAGCCAATCCGCGTTTTCCTCTTCATCATCTATAATATTTGCAAAGTCTTCTCCGGCCTCTGTCAGTTTCTCCCGTGCAATGGTAGACATAATAGTTTTATCTTTTGCCGCAAATTCCTCCATTGCAAGATATGAAGGATATTTCGTTATATTCCTGTTGCTCTCTTTATCTATGCCCTCGTCCTTATCTCCAAACAGGTGTAGACGGACTAAATCAAAGGCGTTGCAGAGTTTTCCGCTACTCGGGTCTGTTCCATGGTGCGAATAGGCAAATTTATCGTCATAAACCACAAGACCGGCTGCTGTGGAGCCGTGGACATAGGTGTATCTGTTATCTATTCCGCAAGGCACATACTCTTCCGAAAGAAACGTTTCTATTACCTGGTGAATGTTGTATGTCCGGCAGAAAGCACCGACGATACCTGATTTTTCGAGAGGATCTCCCTGTTTCTTTATCTCTCTGCGTACACCGACGTCTACTCGGCTAGATACAGGCCATTCGGATGTATCCCGCCAATTCTTGTATGTGGCGAGGATAGATTCCACGTCCAACCACTCACCATCCTGATATCGGAAGAGGTATTGCCCATCTATTGAGGTGGACGGCCAATACATAAGTCGCTCCGGTTCATACGTAGTGTCATCGAACATGTCAATACCGATAACGGCTGTGACATATCGGCAAATGGCTTGATATTCGGCGGGAGTTACCGGACGGCTGAACGGTATGATAAGACGTAAACGAGGAGTGTCAGGCGTGTGTTTGTGGGTTGAATATACTACAGCCGCACAATTGAACAACAGGCAAAAGTCATCCCATATATCACCTGTTGCAAAATCAATATCCAAAGTAGCCATTGTGCGTTCCATAACGCTTCCTTTGTTTCTTCGTCCGCCGTTAATATATCCGCCTACAAAGCCTCCGACGTCTTTTATTTCGTCCTGCCTGGATTTAGAGGCTTTCCGATATTCGGCCATTGTCTCATTTGTACGTCGGGTTTCTTTTATCTTGTTAAGGAATTGCCCCCACGTCCATTCGCGATTCTTCCAGTTGATTTCTTTTCGCCCACTGCCGACTGCGATAAATAAAGAACCGTCATTTTGTACCTTGATTTCATTTTCTTCTGCCATAATTTAGTCTTTCTCCTTTTAATCTGTATAACATCATAGATTCTATCAAATTCAGAAGGTATACCGTTAATCATCTTCCACCTCCTCATAAATGAATAAGACACGGTTAATATCATTACCATCTCGTTTGATAAATTTCCGGTAATCTTCCAGTTCTGAACTATCTATAATAACCCGTCCATTGTGTGACATCTTTTGACCGGTATCATCGACGACGGTGATTCGAGTTATTGCTATTTTTGCCATGGGCTTTTATCTTTTGAAAGTTTTTACAGTTATCGGGGAGACATCCCCCCCCCCGATAGTTACACTGACCGAAAAAATAGAAGCCACATTCAAGTTTCATATTATTAGCGGCCATTATTGGGTGAATTGATTTCATTTTCTTCATTACTTGTTCTGTTATTGAATATTTTCATTTATGTAGTTTACAATCTTTCCCAACTTACTGGAAGAGAAAAGTTCACGATTTAATTTCCGCTTACCTTCTTTCCATTCGTGGAATAATTGGTAATATGGTGGACTTAACGTACGGTCAATCTTTATACAGTATTGATTAGTCCCATACTCAGTTATAAGACTCTCAATGTATTCGTTTGAATTATCTTGATCGGTGACAAATACCATCTTATCAGTAGCAAGTATCATATTTTATCTCCTTTCTATTCTCTTTTTTCTGCAAATGGAGTCCGGCCTTTTCCGGGTCAAACTCATAGTTTTCACATTTACGGCTGTTTGTCATAACGAGAAATAACGGAAATAATAACCCGTGCTTACAACCCCTTCCGTATTCGTCCGATGCAGATTTACAAGTATCGCATCTGTAGATGTCTTGTACACAAGATACACCCATATATTTGCTTCCTTTCTATCCTTGTTTTAATCTAATTTGTTTTAATCTATTCAACTTTTACTTTAAATGGAAGAGGATAACCGCCAATCAAACGATTATAGATATCTTCCCAGCAGTACGGCATATTGGCGTTATTTGCCAATTCCTTTGCTATCTCTTGTAATCTTTCCTTGCCATATCTTTCTGGTTACGAATTAATCTTTTAAATAATAATCAGTCAGGTAGCCATCTCCTTTTAAGGGTAAACCTTCCGCCCACGGTATCGGCTCTTTGAATATCTCTTTTACTGATTCAAGAGTTTGATTGCTATCTTTAGCGATTTCGATAATAACTTCGTCGTGGACATGGAACACGATTGGGTAGCCAGCCTTTTCTAGCCGAAGTATGGTTAAAGCGAGGCAGTCTCGGGCGATAGCCTGTACTATGTTCTCTACTAATTTTCCGCCATACGTTTCTTGCTTTCCCCATTGTTTCGTAGTTTGGCTCAGCCCTTCATAGCAGATAGACTTGGCACCGAATCGGTTTTCTCCGATATAAGGGCGCGGATATGAGAGATATCTACCGGATGGTAATTGAACTAGTAAAGCCCCGAATCTCATGCAAAAGTTAATTTGTTTCCCTATTGTAGTAGGACTTTTTGTTTCTATACAAACCGTGGCGGCTTCTTGTACTTTGTCCCACATACCCACAATTGCCGGGTTGGCTTTTCGCCAGTGATTAACGATCTCCTGCATTTCGGCTTCGGATAGCCCCATTTTTTCGCCGCCCATAGCTTTCATTGCGCCAATTCCGCCTTGATAACCAAGCGCTAACTCCGCAATTTTGCCTTTCTGCCTGCGTGGATCAGTTTTAGTTATCTCTTCTACAGGAACGTGGAACATCATTGAGGCGGATGCTTCGTAGATTTTACCATGCGTACGGAATACGTCAAGTCTCCATTGTTCTCCTGCTAGCCAAGCTATTACACGAGCTTCAATGGCAGAGAAGTCACAGACTATGAAGGTATGTCCCGGTTTTGCGATAAATGATGTACGGATAAGCTGTGATAGTGTATCAGGAACATTGCCATACATCATTTCGACCATATCCAGATCTCCGGATTTTACTAAATTTCTCGCATAGTCTAAATCCGGAAGATGGTTTTGTGGCAGGTTTTGCACTTGCACTAACCGTCCGGCCCAACGCCCGGTTCTGTTGGCTCCATAATATTGCAATAGTCCCCGTACACGATTATCGCCACATGCGGCGTTCATCATCGCTTCATATTTCTTAGTTGAAGTCTTTGCCATTTCTTGACGTATGTGTAACATGCGTTCAACTATATCATTACCGGCTGTAGCTAAAAGATCGGGAATGTCTTTTTTTGACAAAGTTGCTATCTCATTTCCGGTTTCCTTTTCTAGCCACGATTTGAGTTGTGAGACGCTATTAGGGTTATCCAATCCGGACAGTTCTGCTGCCTCCGCATTTAACCGGCCTTTATATAAAGTGTCCATACGGATAGCGTGTTTTACGAGGTCCATATCAACCAATACACCCCGGTCATTGATTTTTTGGTCTATAACGTATAACTCTTTTTCGTGTTCTGGAATAGTAAATGATTTTGTTTTATTCCGGATGGCTCGTTCCACCTCTACATCCCGGATACAATAACGTTTGAATATATCCCATTTGTCCGGGGCATGTTCCGGGAGGTTGCGGGTTCTTTCTCCATTCGTCTTTGTCGGTTTACGGGGACTCGAAAAGAATTTGATTAGAGCTTTTCCTTCGGTCATCTTCTGGTCTTCGAGATTCAAAACCTTTCCTACTTGTGCCAATGAAAGCGGGAGTCCAAGCATCGCAGAGCGTGCCATTGTGCATTCCCACTGTTCTATTGGAAGGTCAATACCATAATACCTTCCGATACAGATACGTTCAAAAGATGCGTTGAATGCCGTTTTTAAAACATTCGGGTCGGTCAATGCCAGAAAAATGCGTTCCGGAAGTTTTTCCCCGGATGCAAAATCGACAATCTGTACAGGTTTATCGTCACAGGCATAGGCGAACAACAGAATAGTAAAGTCGTCCGATTCTACATATTTGTATAATCCGCATTTGGTAATATCAACAGAACTGAACGTTTCGATGTCGATGCCCAACACTTTAATAGGCTCCCTATCATACTCCGCGGCCTTGCCGTTCAGTCTCACTGCAATCTCATTACAAATGATAGAAAAACCATTTGTTAGCCTAACGTTATACCGAATTACCGTAGGCGATAAGCCTATTAGCTCGCTCCATGTTTCAAACGTATTTTTATAAGAAGTGGCGATGGCATTCAACTGTTGGAACTCCTTTTCAGTACATTCGATCTTCGCATAAAAATCACCGGTGAAGAAGTTTTCTAGATACTTCGACAAAATAAGAAATGCCCCCAGTAAATCTTCGCAATCTTGATCGGAGGCATCTTGTCTGTAGCGCCGGATCACTCCGGACGCCACTGTGACAATCTGTTCTCGTGGAATGAGGTTAGAATAAACCATCGTCGTCATCTGTTGGTGCTTCAAATGGGACTTCTATGTCTGCGAAATCGCTTTCGGCTGTAGAACGGCCTCCAAGCGGTTCTCCGTCTGCAATCTTCATCAGGTTGTTAAGACCGCAGGCAATTCCCTTGTTACCGTTTGTATTAAAAGCGTAAAAGGTGATAGAAGCATAGCCATAACAGCCGCTGTAGAACTCATCCTCGTTTTCGATAGGCTTATGCATGGCGTTTACTACGCCGGGCTTTGTTTTGCATTTGGCATTTAGGAAATAACTGTTGCTATAGGCGTCATCGTCCGGACGTTCTGTGTCTCCATCGCGAAGCGGGTTCTTATACACAGAGGGAATTTTACCTCCAAATTTACCGATACCGGCTTTCAGTGCGTTTTGGATAGCCGCTTTGACGGATTCCACAGTTTTACTATCACTCTTAGGTATAATAAGAGAAACTGAGTATTTTTTCTCTCCGCCCTCTGAAATGGCAACAGGCTCCCATACGTGTACATAACTCATTCTTACTTTTCCCGTAATAACTTTGGTATTCAAATTATCGTTCATAACCGTTTATTTTTTTTGTTTTTAAATATTTTGAAAATTACTGATTTTCTGTCTAGGCGTTTATGTGCCATACAGCTGTTTTTAAAAGAGCAGTCGGCTGCACCGCCTTCTTTCTGGAATATACAGTCCTTGCATCCCGGATCATTTGTACTACTATAGGCTCTAGGTCTACGGGCTACGATTTTTGTACCCTGAACATCGGTCATATGATTCAACTTCAGGGCGGATAATACATCGATAAGTTTCACTTCTACACATTTTTAAAGTCGTTCTCTACTGAATTCCATTCTCGGCGTTTGTCTGACTCCGGTACAAGCGTAGGTTTTCCCTGTGGCTTAATGATCAAATCGCCCAGTAAAGCCGTAAAGGCTTTTTTCGTTACCAGTTTTTCCATAGCGGTAATCGTTTTTAATTTGGGCGGTTCGTAAATAGCAGATTCTTTATATCCGTTTTCCATTAGCCGATCTGCAACCTGTTTCTCGTCCACGTACTTTCGGATACTACGGCCTTCCACCAACTTGAACCCCGGAAACGTTTTGCCGTTGAGTGCTGCTTGAAGCGCATATTCTTCAATAGCGGACATCCAGTTCTTTATAATATCCATTTGTTCCAGGACTTTGGATATTTCGGTGTCGGATAGGAGAGAGGCATCGTCAAATTCATGCTTAGCCGTTTCCAGATTCTTTTCAGCAAGTGCCCGGCATTGGGCTTTTGCCCGGCAGAACTGGCAATGCTTTCCGGGAACGAAGCTGCCTTCTCCGGCAAACGCCATTTTTGCCCGCGGCGCCAATTCGTTTGCGCCCCATATCAGCAGTTCTTCTGCCGGTATCTCCCATTCAGAGATATTATCCAATCGTGGCTGATAGATAGTCATGCGTACTGTATGAATGGCATACATGAATCCGAACATGTCTAATGCTCCTAAGGCATATAGCATCATCTGTTTGTTTTCTACCGCAGACACTTGTACTCCCTTACCGTATTTGAGGTCAATGATTTCCATTGTGCCATCCGCAAGAATAACGGCATCTCCTGTTCCAAATCCTTCGGGAACATAGGCGGTCAGGTCTATTTTCTCCTCAATACGAAGAACCGCATCAGCAGTCGTTTTTTGTGCAAGTTGGTACTTCTCCCAAACGAATGCGGCATAATTTTCTGCATACTCTTCAAGGCTTTCGCTATAAAAACGATTCTCCATGAGTTCTGATGTCTTTTTGTTCCACTCCGGTTCATCGATTATGTTTGAGTAGCGTTTCAGACGGAGTTCACCGAACTCATGTGCAAGTGAACCCTCCAGTGCAAAGTCACCCGCTTTGTCCGGGAACTGCATCTCCAGCCGTGCCGATGGCGTACATGACAGCCACCGGCTGGCGGAAGAAGGAGATAAAACTGCGTGGCTCATAGGGCGTTTACTTTATCGATGAAAGCCTGGCGCTGTTCCTGTTTTAAGTCCGGAACCCGTTTCACACCAAATTCACCAAGTACAGCAAACACGGCTTCTTTACCTTTAGCTTTGGACACGGGGCCGACAATCTTTCGGAGCATTTCATCTGTAATTTCACCTTGTTTTTTTTCTTCTACTTGAGGTGCAGGCTGCTGTGCTGAAGTTTCCGGTACGGACGGAGCTATTTGCTCTGTCTTTTGCTCTGATGCGGCAGTTGATGGCACAAAATGTACCGGTCCATCTGTCACAATCGTGCGGGGTTGTAATACTTCAGCAGTCTTTACCACACCTGCCAGTGCTGATACTGCACCCACCAATGCGGGGGTGGCGTCTAATTTTACATTTACGTTTACATTAAAATCCATAATATTCTTTTTTTTAGAGTAATATTCCTTTTTTAGCTAATTCAATATGAGATTCTAGGTCTCTAATACGATGGAAATGGCCTAATGCAGATTTCAGATAGGATGCAGCTTCTATTTTAGCGTAGATATCTCCTGCAAAATCGAATAACTTTCTGCGGGTAAAAGATACCTCTTCGTCGGCATCCCCTAAATTCCCGTTGCCATCCATGAATCGGTCAATGAAGGAGAGATAAATGCTTTTTAATATCTCGATTACCATAAGGTCACCTTGCGATTCATAGAGCCCTTTTATTTCGTCAAATACTGCTTGCTTCTCTTTTTGAAGGTCAGCTATTGAGTATGACATCTGAGAGTAAAGATCAGGATACCAATTGCCGACTTTAGCGAGTTCCTTCTTACCGATAAGGCTGTTAAGTTCTTCCTGTTTTTTTTTGTCGTCCATAATTGTTTATCGTTTTAATAGAATTTTGAATCATAATACTTTTGATTGGTGATGTATTCTTTGATCACATCTTCTTGAGAGGCACGATGTCCTAGACTGTCGTGTATGTACTGGTACTTTTCTGCGCTCATACCGGACAGCACTTCATCTTCATACTCAACTTTTCCGGCATAAATGCATCCTGCTATTGTAACTGTTGTCGCAATAACAGTAAGCAGGCATTTGCTGATGGTATTCATATCTTTCATAACTTTTTTGCTTTTAGTGGGTGAGAAGGATATCACCCCGTTCTCACCCGATTCAATCATTTATCACTTTTGTAATCAGCGGTCTCACGACGCGGTTTATTATCATTCAAATAGTATGCGGTTACCTCGTTTTTTGAGAAATGCAGGACATCATGCCTTTTATGATAGGGGATTTGTCCCCGGCAGACTCTTGCGTATAAGGCTTTCATGGATATCCCGAGCCATTCGGCGCATTGTTTTGCTGTAAGCAGTTCGTCACTCTTTAAATGGATGAGTTCGGCAACTCTTTCAGCAATAAGGTTGATTTCTGTTCTTGAAAGCATGATTAGTTCTCCTTTTCATTTTACTAATAACTTCTCTAAAAGTTCGTCGAACCTATCATCGTAATAGTGCGGTTGTGTCTCTAGGATATTTTTGGGACATATCTCATTTTCACCATATATAAGGCCCTTTTCTGTTAAGCACTTGTAACGAGAAACTCCTTTGCTCTTGGAGGGGCGCTCTTTCTCTTCCAGATAACCGGCGGCAATCATTTTCTGATTGAACAGAAGAACGCTAACCGGATTGTTTCTTTCTTTCAGTAGATAAGTAGCAGAGTGCATTGTTCCTTTAGACTTTACATAATCCGGAGAGGGTAAACCTAACGGATCAGTGACTGCCTGAATCATTCTTAGTTTGGATTCTTCTGACAGATTGAGCATCTTTGCAGTCCACGCTACAGCTTTCATCCGAAGATTATACAAGGTATTGGCATTCATTGCCATCGGATCTTTACTCTCGATCTTTTTCTTTGTAGCTATTTCCTCGCACTGGATAAAGTATCTACGAGCTTGTTTACCTCGCTCGTTGTTTTCAATCATTGATAGTTCTTTTGCCATGTTGATAGACAAGGCATATTCGATTTTGCTAACTTGCTGATTTTCAGACTTGATAAAATTATCGTGTCTGATATTCAATAAGTTACCTTGAAAGTCAAAATAAAGAGTTTGATAATCTTGTCCTTCTACAAAGTCGTATTTATTAATACGATTTTTGATCCAATTAGCAAATTCTTGTTTGCTTTCTAAAAAAGCGTGTAAATCACGTGCGTTAACGGCTTTTTTTCCGTTGTTTTCTTGGATTGGAATTAAATTTTTCATACCTTTTTCTTCCTCCTAATAAGAAAGCTCCTCCTTTCGATACTCTATTGTGGCATTTGAGTATTTACTCGGAAGAGCTTTTCCAAAATTTCCTTATTATACGGTAAATGCCACTAAACCGCCATTGCTGTCGTAAAACATTCATATATCATTGGAAAATTGAAAAGGACTGTCTATCTTTGCAAATGACTAAATAAACGAAGATAGAATTAGGGACGCTTCTCTAACAGCCCTTTTTGTATTCTTTCGTGTTATGAATTGAATTACGGATGCAAATGTGGAGTATTGTTCTACAAATACAAATTATATGTAGAAGAATTTTCTACATATAATTATTAATATAAACTAATTGGTTGGGTATCATGGGATTATTTAAAGATAGAATTTTAAGATTTATAGAGCACGAAGGAATTAGTATAAGAGAATTTGAAAGAAAATGCGGTTTCTCTAATGGATATTTTAATAAAATAAAAGATTTCTCGGCAGCAAAAGTCGAAGAGATAGCACAAGTTTTCCCTAATTTGAATTACGTTTGGGTCTTAACAGGAGAAACGTGTATGCTTAATTCCGATATGGCTCAACCTGTAGAAACTCGTCCTCGTGTTCCTCTCACCGCTGCTGCTGGTTCTTTATCAGGTGACTCTATCGGAGTAACTTTAGAGCAATGCGAACAAATGCCATTAATACACCAAATCCCGTCTTACGATTTTACTATGTTTATTAAAGGTGATAGTATGTCGCCAAAGTTTGAGTCAGGAGATGAAATAGCCTGTAGACGTATTGACCAATCCCGTTTTATTCAATGGGGGAAAGTACATGTCTTGGATACAACGCAAGGATTTGTTATAAAAAGAGTGTATGATGACGGAGATAAAATTCGCTGCGTATCATACAATCCGGAATATGCCGATTTTTCTATCCCAAAAGAAGACATTCTCTCTATGAGTTTGGTTGTCGGGGTGATTAGTATAATGGAGATGTAATTATTAACATATAAATAATATATTATGAAACAATTATTATACGGTCTTTTACTTATTATAGTACTTGGATCATGCGAATCTGAACAAGAAAGAAAAAAAAGAGAAGTTGAAGAGAATATATACAAGACTTTAACTATTCAAGCTAAAAGCTCATTAAGCAATATTTCTACGTACGAATTTAAAAGTATGAAAGATTATATTGTAAATGATACCATAAGCGTCTACATTCAAGAATTTTCGGGAATGGACTATTTAGGAATCGACAAAACAAACTACGCTATTGGATATTTTAATATGAATACAGGCTTTGAAGTAGACCGTAGTCTATTACAATTTATGGCAAGCTCACAAGATTTAAAACGAGTGAAAACAATAATCAGTGGATATCTTTCTGTGGCAAATTAATGTAAAAATCATAATAATATGGAATGGATTAAAAACAATTGGCTTTCAATAACTGCTATACTATTGGCTATTACAGCAATATGCTTAACTATGGTAAGAGTGGAGCCTATTGATTTTAATGATGGCTCAATGATTACTCTGGTTGTTGGATTGATGGGAGTATGCGCCACCTTTATGGTTGCCTCTCAAATTATGGGATTGAGAACCTCTGAAAATAAAATAAAATCAATGATAAAAGAGGAATCTATGGAACTTCGGAAAGCTTCTACTAGAACCACAATAATGGCTCTATTCAGAGTTGAAGTTACCGTAATATCATCTATTGTCGAGAAAGAAATGTGGGATGCTTTTGTAGATAAAATAAAACTATTAGAATCATATGCAATAGACCTGCAAGATGCTAAAATGGCTAACTGCATATCGGATATATTAATAAAAACAGAAACAACATTCGGCTTTTACCAAAAATTATCCCAAGAAAAGACCGATCAATTGGATAAATCAATATTAGCCATAATAAAGTTAGTGGATAGCCCTAAAGACTTATTGAAAACTTTTATGGCTCATCTCTAATCCAACCTATAATTATTGTTGCGGTGAATATAATAGCAAGATACATGAGCAAAAGTATAACAAGACCGAGCATAATGACAAGTTTTAGGAGTTAATAAACTGATTCGATACAAATATAGCAGTAAAAACAATTATGACGACTAAGGAAACCGCTTTTACACAGTTAAAAAATAGCATGTATCGCATTTGCGGAACATGGAATAATGAGTATCGCATTTGTAGATACAACTCTCGAAACTTATTATCACAAGGAGAAAAAGGCCTACCGGGATTATTCGGTAAACAGTTGAATGAAAATAACCTCGACAGAGGTGTAAAATAATATATTATTAACCAGATATGCGGAACATGTGCGGAACATTTTGGAAAATGCTGCGATAATTGATTGGTTGATAGGTACTTGCAGGAATCCCTGAGGGTGTACAAGGAAAAAGGAGG